CATCTATGCTCAAGCAAGAGCGAAGGCAATTGATTGAGATGAGCTTGCTTTTGTGTTTAATTGTGTTTGAATATTTGAAGATACACCATTTAAATATTGATATTCAGTATTTGATATTGTTCCATCAGCAATTAAGTTTGCATTTGTAGTTGCTGGAACTGCTGTTAAAAATGCTGAACTTGAATTGTCATAATTAGCAAGGTTATTATCTACTACAAAATCTACCGTGCCATCACTATCTTGGTAAGTAACCGTAATTAATGTTTCAGTATTACCTGTAAGCATTGCACCAATAATATCTTGTCTTACTTCATCTGTAGTTTGTGCGTCCACATATGCTTTAATAGATTGTTGCGTTGCTAAATGAGTTGCTGAATCTGAAGCTAAATCATCTTCGTCTTTAATAGCTGTTCCTGAAATACCTGTATTTAAAACAGGACTTGTTAAAGTTTTATTTGTTAAAGTTTGAGAACCTGTTAATGTTGCAACCGTTGAATCAATAGCAAACGAAACATCATTAGTAGAACCTGTTGTATCAATACCTGTTCCACCAGTAAATGTTAATGTTTCTGAATCTAAATCTATTGATAATGCCCCACCTGAATCTGCTGAAAAGTCTAAATCAGAAGCGGTTACTTGAGCATCCACATAAGTTTTAACTGCTTTAGCCGAAGCCAAAGTATCATCACTAGCGGATACACTTGAAATATCTGTATCTAAAACTCCTGATTTTAAATTATCAACCTCTATATTAGAGAGAGTATTATTATCAGCGTCAATTGTTTTATTTGTTAAAGTATCAGTAGTTGCTTTTCCAACAAGTGTATCTGTTGAAGCTGGTAATGTTAAGGTTACATTTCCAGAATAAGATGAATGTGGAGCAGATTGTACTGCTGTGTAATGAGCATTAGAA